CATCGGGCCCTTTTTTCGGTGTCGGTGGCGGCTGGGTGTGGGTGAACACCGGCACCCGCCCGCATGAGATCCGCCGCCGCAAAAAGGGCCCGATGCGGAAAATGACGGTGCACCATCCCGGCACGAGAGGCGCGGGCGCGTGGCGGCGAGTGGTCAAACGGGCGAAAAAGATCGTGCCAGAGATCTACGCCGACGAGCTCCACGCGGCGGTCACGAAATGAGCAACAGCGAACGTATCGATCTGAACATCTCCGCGACGGACAACGCGTCCGACACGCTCGAGGATGTGGCCGAGCTCGTTGACGAGCTCGAGAAGGCTTCGCCCGAAATAGACGTCGGCGCCGACACGGCATCGGCTGACGCCGACCTGAAAGAGACCAAAGAGCTTGCCGATCAGCTGACGAAGGCTGACGCCGAGATCGTCATCAAAGCCAAGATCGACCAAGCCAAAGCCGATCTCAAAGATCTCCAAGCGGAGCTCAAGGCGACTGGTGACACCGCCGCCGCGGAAGGCGACCGGGCCGGGGACTCGATGTCCGATTTCGGTGAGGACACCGGCAAAGCTCAAGACGCGGTGCACGGCCTGGCCGGTGAGGCCGTGGCCGAGCTCCCCACGATCGGCCCCGCGCTCGGCCCCGCGTCCGAAGCCGTCGGCCAGCTCACCGAAGGACTGCTCGCCGGCGAGATCGGCTTCAAGGACCTGGCCAAAGCCGCGGCCCCGGTGGCCGGGATCACCGCCGGACTGTGGGCCTTGTCACGCGGCGCGGAGCAGGCCGCGAAACGCACCGCCGAGCTGGAGCAGATCATCAAAGACCTGTCGCGGGCGAGCGACGAAGAAGCGCTGCGATCCCTTGACCGGGCGATGATGGACGTTCTTTTGAACGGTGGTGATTTCAACCAGTTCTTTGCCGACATGGCGGCCAACAATTTGGAAGGCACCAAGCGGCTGCTCGAGCTGACCACCGCCCAAGGTGCGTCGGTGGTGATGACTGACGCGCTGCGCGCCGCGGTCGTGGAAGAAGAACGCGCCCGCGCCCAGCAGGAACAGACCACCGCCAAATACGGGGAGACCGCCAAAACCGCGGCGGTCAACGTGGGCAAGCTGGCCGGTGACACGTCCCGCGCCGGTGAGGCCGCCCGCGACGGCGCCGAGGATTTCTCCAAGAGTGAGCAGGCCGTCTACAAGTGGACGAAACAGGTCGAGAAGGCCAATACCCAAATTGACACCCTCCAAGGCAACCTGGATTTTGACCAGCTGGCCCTGAACTTTCGGACCGCGTTCGATGAGGCGATGACCAAAGCCCAAGAAGGGACCGAGCTCACCGCCCAAGAAGTCCTGGATTTGAAACAGGATTATTTGGACACTGCCAAGGCGATCGGTGAAGACCCGGTGACCATCCAATCGAACCTCAAAAAAATTGAGGAAGGCGACATCGGCGCGGTGCTGTGGGACACCCAATCCAAGATCAATCAGCATGAGCCGACCGAGCTCCCGGTCAAACCGAAGCTTGATCCGGCCGAGCTGCGCCGTATCCAACGCGAGATCATCGAATATTTCCGTCAGCACCCGCTGACAACCGGCGGCCCCAACGACCCGGACAACCCCAACAACCAGGCCGCCGGCACGAGCTCGGCCGTGATCAACGTGGCGTTGCCGCGCGGGTTTCGTGAGGTGGACGTCGTCGCCGCGGCCCGCTCATCGCTGCGCCGCAACGGGCGCCTGTATTCGTTTGGGCGGTGACTGTGCGCGCCGCCGATCTCGCCCCGCCGCCGATGACGCTGGATCCGCTCGAGCCCGGCTCACCCGCCGCCGGGTGGCCGGCCCGGCTCGTGATCGCCATCGAGACCGCCGGCGCGGCCCCGCTCGTGTGGGATGACACCGACCCGGCCACGTTCTGGGACGCCGGCACACCCGTTTTGTGGGACGCGCGCACGACCGGCCCCGGCGACTTCGTGGACGCGTTCTGTGACTTTCAGGGCATGGAGATCGAGACCGGCCGCCCAGACCGCGATTTCTTGTTCCCGGCCGGGCGGGCGGTGATCCAGCTCGACAACCGCGACGGCCAGTGGACCGCGTACGACTCCAACGGGCGGCTCACCGAGGTCAAGATCGGCCGCCGCGTCCGCATCTGGGCGCTGCTCGAGCCCGACGACACAGTGATCTGGCTGCACGCCGGCTACGTCGCCGCGTGGCGTGACATGGGGACCACGGTAGAGGTCGAGTCGTTCGACGAGCTCGCCACGCTCGCGCTCGAGGCCGGCCCCAGAACCTCCGGCGTGAACGGTGACAAGCCGGGCCCGCGGATCACGACGGTGGCGCTGGCCGGCGGCACCCCGCCCGCGGCGGTGCGTGTCGAGACCGGCGACGTCACCCTCACCGCCCAGACGACCACCGAGGCGCCGCTCGTGGACATGCAAGCCGTGGCGATGTCCGATGACGGAATCGTGTTCGGTGACGCCGACGGCGCCGTGGTGTACTTCGACCGGTCGTGGCGTGTCGGCCGCGCCGATCAGGTGATGCCGTACCCGCAGTTCACTGACAACGCGTGCAATACCGGCCGTATCGATGTTGCCGCCGCCGCGTTCACCACCGATGACGAAACGACGGTGACGCGGGCCGCGCTGACCAACATCGCCGGGACCACCGCCGCCTACGTCGATGATGACGCCGAGGACGTCTTCGGGCGGATCTACCCGTATGCGCCGCCCGCGCCGTCGCAGTGGACGACCGCCGCGGAGGGTCTGGGCGTCGCGGAGCACATCACCGCCACGCGCTCTCAGCCGTTTGTCGCGGTGACGTCGTTCGAGGTGTGGCTGGTGGACCCGCGCCGGGCCGGGCAATGGGGCACGGTGCTTGACCGGCGCATCGGTGACCGGATCGTGTTCACCCATGACGCCGGCGACGTCGTCTGGTCGAACGAGTTCCCGCTGACCGCGATCGCCCACGCGGTGACACCGGAGCAGTGGATCGTGACGATGGGCACCGACCGGGCCGCCGGGATCTTGGACGTGTGCGCGTGGAACCGCGGCCGCTGGGACGTGTGCACATGGCAATAGAAAAGGAGCGCGTATGACGATTCCGCCCGTTGTCGATGACCAGCTGATCGCCACCGTGTGGGGCAACGCCGTCGCGGACGCGATCAATCATGGCGGCCTGTTCGGGCTCGAGGCCGCCCGCCCGGCCGGCGTGTCCGGGATGCGCTTTTTCGCCACTGACACGAAACGAGAATTCCTGTACGACGGCACCGGGTGGATCGTGATGGCCGAGCCGGAGCAGACCTACACACCGGCGCTGACCGGCATCACGCTCGGCAACGGGACACTGACCGGGCGCTACCACCGCTCGGATGGGTGGTGTGACTTTCGTGTCAAGTTCGTGCTCGGATCCACGTCCGCGATCGGCGCTAACCCGGCTGTCGGCCTGCCGATCACCCCGGAGGGCACTTTGGGCAGCAACGGCGCGGCGACCGGCGTGGAATTCTTCGACGCGACTGTGGGCATTTTCGTCGGCATCGCCGCCGTGAACGGATCCAACGTCGCCCTGTTCGCCAATATCGGCATCCCCGCATCGGCGACTCAGCCGTTCACATGGGCGGTGAATGACACGATTTGGTGCCAGGGCCGCTATCTGATGACAACTAGGTACTCCTGATGACCACGACCGTAGGAAGCATCACCACCACTCCGACACCGGGCGACCCGATCGAGTCCGCATGGGCGCAAACCGTCACGGCTCAGGCTCACCACATTTTCTCCAGCAAAGCGGCGCTCGATGCGTGGACAACCGCTCCGCTCGGAGCGGTTGCGATCACGATGGACAACGGCGTTCAGTGGAAAAAGCTCGGCTCTGGGTGGTGCCGGCTGACTCCGTGGACCGCGCGGGTTGCTGGCGCCGCCGGCATTTTCGTGTCGTCGCTTCCCGCGTCGGCGTCGGTGTCCGTTGTGGTGCCCGCCGATCCGGGGAACCGTCTTGTCATTGTCGCCGCCTATGTTCGCTGCGACTGCACGAATCTCGTTGCCACCGGGCCGACCGGCATGGTCGAGTTGACCGACAACGGAGTGTCGATCTCTCAGTGGTGGATCACCGACAACGGTGTCCGCAACACCTGCCAGATCGTCCACCGGGTGGTGGCCGACGGCGCGGCGCACACGATCACGCTGACAGTCGGAGTGTCGCTGACCCCGGCCGCGCACACCGGCACCGTTCAGGTCTACGGCAGTGATGGGCTGCACCGTTTGGAAGTCACCGCCCACCCGGTCCCCGCTCCGGGAGTGTGACCGCACGGTAAGACCGCGTGTAATAGCCATTACTGACGTCCCCCTGGTCACGCTCGCTCGCCCGCACGAATCGCGCGGAGCGTGGCCGAGGCCAGACAACCGCCAGTAACGGCCATCAGAAAAGCCGCGGGTCGGCCCGCTCGAGCTCGTCCAGCCGGCGGGCGAGCTCGGTCACTTTGCGCTCGTCCAGCTTGGCGTAGATCTGTGTCGTGGAGATCGACACGTGCCCGAGCGCGTACTGCACCTCACCGAGATCTGAGCCGTGGCGAACCAGCCGGGTGGCGTAGGTGTGCCGGAGACGATGGGCGGACACCTTCACGCCGGCGGCCGCCGCCCGCTCGGTGACCATGTGCGAGATCCGCGCCGCGGTGAATGGTGTGTAGCCGTCATTGCGGACGATGACATGCGCGGTCGGCCCGTCGATCGCGGCCAGGGCGCGCACCACCCGGCCGGGCAGGCCGACCAGACGCTCTCGGCCGCCCTTGCCGCGCACGATCGCGCTGCGCCGCTCGACGTCGACGTCGGCCCAGCGCAGCGCGGCCACCTCAGCGCAGCGCAGACCGCACCACGCCATGAGCTCGAGAACCGCGGTCATCCGCGGGCCCGCGTCCGTCACGAGGCGCGAGTACTCGAGCTCGCTGACCGGGCGCGGCAGACGCTGGCGCACCGGCGCATGATCCGCGAGCAACGTTGGGTCGTCGTGCGCGAGGCCTTCACGCTGCGCCCAGCGGTAGAACCCGCGGATCATGGAGAGCTCTTGCGCCCATGACGCCGCAGCCAGGCCGCGCTGATCGCCGTAGGACTCGATGTCGCGGTACGTCGCCGCCGGCCAGCCGTCCCCGATATGAGCCAGCCATCGCAGCGCAACGCGCCGCTTGCGGGTGACTGTTTCATCAGCATCCCCGCGGCGGGCACACCAGTTGGAGTACGGTTGTATTACACCGTTGTAGTTTGTCTGCACGGTCCCACCCAAAGAGCTACGGTCTAGCTCGCCAATGTAAAGGATTTTCGACATGGCAGAATCACCCGTAACACCGATCCGCTGGGAGAACGCGAAAGAGGTTGCCGAGCGGCTCGGCATCACCGAGCGCACAGTGGGCGAGATGGTCCGCGCCGGCCGCATCCCATGCCGGCGGATTCCCGGCTCGAGGCTGATCCGGTTCAACCCGGCCGAGGTTGATGCATGGATGGCCGGCGACAACAAAGCACATAACACGCGCAACGGGCAGGCCGCATGAGCGCGCCCCGCCCCCATCGGACGTCACTGCGCTACTACGGCACGCTTCCGTACGCGGTGTGCGACACGGGTGGATGCCCGTGGGAAGGCGAGACACGCGATAACGACATAGCCGCCGCCAACGACGGGCGCGAGCATGAACGCGCTACGCGCCCCGACACGCCAGAGGTCGTCTCATGACCGACAAGCGAACCGCGTACGTCCAGCTCGACCTGGACAACATGGCCGACATAGAGGCCGCCGTCCGCGTCATCCGCGACGCCGCCGAAACGAAGCGGTGCGTGAACGGGCGGCCGTGGCGGCTCAAAGAGGCCGCCGAGTGCGACCGGCTCGCCGGCGAGCTCGAGCGGATCATGCTCCGCGCCCGGCAAGGCGTCTCCACATGAGACCGGACGCGAAGAGATCCGGCCCCCTCCAACAGACGCCGGATCCCTCAAACGCAACGAAGCGTGACCCGGATCGTAGCGCGGCGGGAAACCGTGAGGCGACACAATGACCGGCCCACGAAAACATCGGCCCACGATGGAATGGACATACCGCGAGCCCGGCGCGAGCACACCGCCGCCTGCGCCGGTGTCCCTGGCCGCCCGCCGGGCAGCAAAAACAGGTCAGAAACGACCACCCAAACATCAGGCCAAGAACCGTCAGAAACCGCCGCCGCCGATCGATCACGGGCGGTTCGTGCAGCTGCCCGTAGAGGTGATTCTTGACCGGCGGCTGATGCCGACCGACGTCGTCGTGTTCGGCTGGCTGTGCGCTCAGCGTGAAATGTGGAACGGTGACCGCGCCCCGATCCCGCTTGAGCGATGCGCGGCCGAGCTCGGCCTAGCGCTGCGCACCGTCAAGTCTTCAGTCAAGCGGCTCGAGGGCGCCGAACACCTCCGCGTGGAACGGACACCGGGCGCGCCATCCATGTACGCGTCGCCGTGGCTGAATATCCACAAGCTGGCCCAGCGGATGGCCCGCCATGACGAGTGAACCCGTGCAATACATTGCACGACCCCCGTGCAATACATTGCACGACCCCCGTGCAATACATTGCACGACCCCCGTGCAATACATTGCACGGGTTGACACCTGGTGTATGTCACGTGCGCGCGCGTCAGATAATTCAGATATTCAGATATTCAGACGCGTGCTTACATCGGTTCGCGCGGTTGTCATAGTGCGCGAGGCCCGCCCGTTGTGGATATCAACATGACCGACGACGACGACGATCTGGCGCTGGAGCACTGGTCCGAGCTCGAGCGGCCGAAGTGCATCCGGTGCCGCGCCAGCCCGGCCCCATACGGGCGGACACGATGCGAGCCGTGCCAGGCCGTCATCGACTCTGAATGGGAATTGTTCGGCAGGGTGCTGTCCACCACCGAGCTCGGCATTGTCCAGAGCGGCCCTGATGGCGAGGTGCCTAGTTGCAAATGCAACGATGTCCGCTAGCCGGGCGCCTACGCTTTTGGCATGGAGTCCGCCCGGCCGGCTCGAGCAGTCACGGTGCGTGTGGCGCCGCCGCATGGCACCCGCGCCCGCTATGGGCATCGGACGCTGTCGTGCCGGTGCCCGGAGTGCTGCGAGGCGAACACCGGTTATCAGCGCCGGTACCGGGCTGCTCTGCGCCCACGGTGGGTGCAGCTTGACATCACGGAGGTGGCGTAGTGGCCAAGAGCAAAGAGACCGAGCCCGACACGAGTGGTGTGCCGGCCATGCGCACCACGCCGAAGAGCTCCGAGCCCGGCCCACCTTCGGGCAAGGGGAAGCCCGCCGGCGGAGATTCGGCTTCACCGCCGGCGGGCAATGATTAGCACGATCGCCGCCGGGCACACCGACGCCGCCGATCTGCTGTTCCTGATCGCGTTCGTCGCGTTCGTGGCCGCGCTGCTGGCCGTGTTCGCCGCGCCGCCCGCGGCCCGGCTGCGCGAGATCCTCACCGTGGCCGGGCTGGCCCTGCTCGCTCTGGCGTTGTTCGTGCTATGACCATCTTCGGTGACGACGAGCCCGAAGACGCGTGGGCGCCCGAGGATCCGTTCGGTCTGCTGCTCGACAACCTGTACCGCCGGCTCGCTTTGCTCGAGGCCGAGCCGATCACCGTCTACCGTCACGCCCTGCTCGATGTGCTCCAGGTGCGCGTCTATCCGCTGATGCTGCGCCGGGCCGATCTCGGTGACCGTGACCGGGTGCGTGTCGATCAGCTGATCCAGGATCTCAACTATCTGCGCGGCCTGCTCTCGGCATGACCGGCCGCTATCTGACCGGCATGGCCGACGTGCTCGAGGCGGCCGGGCTCGAGCTCGTGCTCTATGACGGATGGGAGACGAGGGCCCGCTCGTCTGGCGGGTATGCGGATGGGCGGCCGTGGTGCGTGCTGTGGCATCACACCGCGTCGAGGACCACCCCGGCCAACGACGTCTACTACATGGTCTACGGATCACCTGACGCCCCGGTGGCGAACATGCTCATTGACCGTGAGGGAGTCGTCTGGCTGACCGCCGCCGGCGCGTCCAACCACGCCGGCAAGGGCGGCCCCGAACCGTTGTCGCGCGGCACCGTCCCCCTGGACTCGATGAACCTGTACGCGGTCGGCATGGAGATCGCCAACGATGGTGTTGGCGAGCCGTACCCGCCGGCCCAGCTCGAGGCCGCGTTCACCGCGTCGATCGCGCTCCAGCAATGGCTGGGGCTCGACAAGGCCGACGCGGTCACTCATGCCCAGTGGGCGCCGACACGCAAGATTGACCCGGCCACCGCCGCGGCGGCTAGGCCGACGTTCTCACCCGGCGCGATCAACGCGTCAGGCACCTGGAACCTTGGCGATCTCCGCGCCGAGATCGCCCGCCGCTGGTCGCCCCAGCCCGGAGAGGATGGCCTCATGTTCAAAATGTTTCAGCTGGCATCGACCGGCGACACGCTCGGCGGCTACTGCGATGCTCACGGCATCTTCGCTCAAGTCACCTGGCTGAACCCCTCGAGAGCTGACGCGTGTCTCCGGGCCGGAGCGCCCAACATCGGTACCCTGGCCGACAGCGACCTAGCCAACTGCGATCTGCTCGGCCCGGTCCCGCCCGGTGTTGACCCGGCCACGTTCGCCAACGTCATCGGCTGACCAATGTGTGGCCGCTGGCTCTGCTCGGTGCCGCGGTGGTGGCCGGTGTAACGGTGATGGTCGTCGCGTGGACACATCACCCGCGGCACCGGACATGGCATATCGAAATTGAGTCAAAGGACGAGCGCGAATGAGGCCGTATGACGAGCCCGCCTACCGGGCCGCCCGCGCCCAGCTGCGCTCAGGGCTGGCGTGCTGGCGCGGCTGCGGCAACCAGGCGACAACCATCGACCATGTGCCCGCCCTGGCCGCCCACCATCACCAGCCCGGCTCGGACTGCTGCGCCCTACTGCCCGCGTGCGCCCAATGCAACTACGCCGGCGGCGCCCGCATCGCCAACCGCCGCCGCTCAGGCAGGCGGCCGTACACCTCGAGACGGTGGTAAGCCGGTAGCTTGGGCCGGTGCTCACTGACGTCGAACAACGGATATGGGACGCGTGGAATGCGTTGGCGGATGACGAACCGCGGCCGGTGCACACGATCGCCGCGGCGTTGGATATGACTCCGGCGGACGTCGCGTTCGTTGTGTATCCCGCGGAGCGGTTCGGAGTGTGGTCCGACGATCAAGAATGAGGCGGCCGGTTCTTTGAGGCTGGGACGTTCCACCCCGCCGACCATCGAACGTCTCTCTCCCGGATCCGGGGCGAACCCCCCGGTTGTAGTTACGATCTCGGATGATGGTCAGCGATCAAGGCCGGCTGTTCCCGGACGAGGCCCGCCGCCGGCGGGGACGCGCCCGCCGAGGCCTTGACGACACACTCAGAGCACTGCGCGAGACCGGCCGGCTCGAGAACGTCGACGCGGCGCTATTAGCACTGTGCCGCGTCGCCGCCGACGAGCTCGACGCCGCCGCCGCCGACATGGACGAGTCCCGCTACACCCGCGGTGTGCTGATCGCCCGCTATCACTCCGTGCTCACCCACCTGCTAGCGAGACCTGATGCCGGCGACACTGACGGCTTCCTCGAGGACCTGTTCACCGCGGTGGGCGACACGCCCGCCGGCTGACGCCCGCACGCTCGGCGGCCAGGCCGCCGCCGCGGCGCGTGTGCTCGGCGCCCCGCTGATCCCCTGGCAGGCCCACGCGGCGAACCTGGCCGGCACACTCACCCCAGCCGGGCGGCTGCGCTACCGGGTGGTGGTGATGATCGTCCCCCGCCGCGCCGGCAAAACGTGGCTGATGCTCACCTACGCGCTGGCGCTGGGCCGGGCCCGGCCCATGTCCCGATCGTTCTACGCCGCGCACCGGCGGGAGACCGCGGCGGCGATGTGGCGCGATTCGTGGTTCCCGCGAATTGAGCTCTCCCCGCTGCACCCGCGGTATGTGCACATCCGCCGGGCGAACGGATCCGAGTCGATCGGCTGGTCACACAACCGCTCCATGCTGCGCCTGCTCCCCCCGGACGGTGACGCAATGCGATCCTTTGAGGCCCACTTGGCGATCGTGGACGAGGCGAGAGAGTTCACCCTTGACGCCGGGCTCGAGTTCGAGGCCGCCGCCCTGCCGACGATGGCCACCGGGTGGGGAGGGCAAATGTGGATCGTGTCAAACGCCGGCTCAATGAAAAGCGAATGGCTGGCCCGCTGGCGTGATCTCGGCCGCGCATCGGTGGACAACCCGGCCAGCCATATCTGCTATCTCGAGTACTCCGCGCCGGATGACGCCGACCGCGACGATCCCGGCGTGTGGCGCGCCGCCCATCCCGGTCTCGGCCATCACGTCAACCTGGACGCGCTCGAAGCCGACGCCGAGACGATGCCGGCCGACACGTTCGCCGCCGAGTATCTCGGGATCTGGCCGGCGGTGCTGATCGACCGCCAGCTCGTCGACGCGTGGGCCGCCGCCGGTGAGGCCGAGCCGCCGCCGCTGACCGACCCGATCATCTTCGCGCTGGAGACCACGATCGAACGAGACCGGACAGTGATCGTCGCCGCCGGCAACGTCGCCGGCCGGATCGGGCTCGAGCTCGTCGACGACCGCCCGCACGGTGAATGGGTCGGCCCGCGCCTGGCCGAGCTCGCCGCCCGCTGGCACCCGGCCGGGCTGGTGTACGACGCGGGCGGCCCCGCCGCCGCCCTGGCCCACGTGTTCGCTGACACCCCGATCAACATCGTTTCGATGAACACCCGCGACATGGCCGCCGCCGCCGGCGCGTTCCATGACGCGCTGCTCGCCGGCCGGTACACCCACGGCTCAGATCCGGCGATGCTCGACGCGGTGGCCGCCGGCCGCCGCCGCCAGGCGGGCGGCGCGTGGCTTTTCGACCGCCGCCACCCGGCCGCGGTCCCGCTGATCGCCGCGGCGATGGCCGGATGGGCGCACATGGACGGGCTGCGCCGCCCGCCCACCGTCGCCTAGCCGAATCGCGGGCACCCGTCACCCATCCGCGGCCCCGATCGGGCCTGTAATCGCATTGTGGGCGGAATGAGGCGCCCAAAACGGCATTACATCACGCTTGGTTCGATGAGATCGGCTCGTAGGATCGCCCGCGCTGAGGCGGCGCGCTCGGAGAAGCTGCTCGAGATCATCACCGACGCCCAGAACCGGCGCGCCGGTGTGTGCGGGATCTCCCCCTGGGAGCTGCCGACAGTGGTCGCGTGCCGGCGGCTGATCGCGGACACCGTGGCCCAGCTCCCGCTTACCGCGATGCGCAACGGTGTTCCCCGCCCAGATCAGCCGACCTTGTATCTGCGGCCGAACCCGGCCGAGCCGTACTGGTTGACGATGCATCGCACCGTGAACAATCTGACCGGCAGGGGTCATGTGTGGATCGTGCCCACCGCGTGGGACGCCGCCGACTGGCCGCTGGCGGCAAGAGTCGTGGACGCCGACCACGCCACGGCGACATTCACCGCGAACGGGCGCGAGCTCGCGGAGATCTGGATCGACGGGCAGCGGCTCGAGCCCGGGCCGGGCGGCGCGGTGTGGGTGCCCTATGACGTCCCGGCCGCCGGCTCGCTCGGCGTGTCTCCGATCGCCGGATGCTGGCGGGCCGCCGAGTACTTGGCCGCCCTGTACGACATGGCCGGCAGTTTTTGGGAAGCCGGCTTCCCATCGGTGGCGATCCAGATCGCCCAGCGGCTCGGCCCCGACGACGCCCCGAAGCTGAAGGCTCAAGTGATCCAGGCATGGTCGCGGCGGCATGAGCCGGCGGTGATGGACAACGGCGCCCAGATCGTCCCGGTTGGGTCGTCGCCGGTTGAGGCCGAGCTCGTCGCGTCGATCGACACAGCCAATAAAGAGATCGCCCGCGCCTTTGGTGTCATGCCGTCACTGGTGAACGTGCCCGGCGGCGACTCGCTGACCTATTCGACGACCGAGGGCGAGTACTCCAAGTGGAAGAGCGTTGGGCTGGGCCCGTATTTGATGCGCATCGAGGGCGGCTACACCGATCTGACCGTGTACGGGACCACCGCCCGGTTCGACACCGCGGAGCTGACCCGCACCGACGCCGCCGCCCGCGCCGCCTATTACACCGCCGCCCTGGCCGGCGGGTGGCTGACCGTCAATGAGGTCCGCCGGATGGAAGGCGCCGGGCCGCTGCCCGGCCCCGCCGACAACGCGCCGCCGGCGGTGAACGCCCCAACCGCTTTGATGCCCGGAGGAGTCGCTGTATGAGAATCACCCGCAACGCTCAGGCCGTCGCCGCCCCGGATGGGCGCACGCTCGAGGTCACGCTCGTGCCGTGGAACACCATTGCCCGCGTCTCCGACGACGGCCGCACCCATTACGCCGAGCAGTGGGCGCCCGGCTCACTCGTCGCCGGTGACGGTGTGGCCTATGTGTGGCGCGGCCACACGGTGACCGCGAACGGCCCCAAGCACGGCCCGTTGATCGGCCGTGTCGCATCGGTGGACGCTTCCGCTCAGGCTGGGCCCGCGGCGGTGCTCGAGCTCGCGGACACCGCCGACGGCCGCGAGGTCCACGCCCTGGCCGGCCTGGTCGGCGCGGAGGTGTCGATCGAGGCCGACGTCACGGACACACCGGCCGACGCCCACGGCGTGGTCACCCGCACCGCGGCGAACCCTGGCCGGCTGATGGGCGTGGCGGTGATGCTGCCACCCGAGCGCGGCGCATTCATGCAAGGCGCGGCCGTCACGGCCGTAAGAACCCAAGGAGACCCAACCATGTCCGACACACCGACCGAGCCCGAAGACCCGGAGACCCCCGATCCTGAGCCCGAAATGAGGATCAGCCGCGCCGCGGTGGCCGAGGCGGTGCGCGCCGAGCTGGCCCGCGTCCGACTCCCCCAGCTGGGTGAGAACACCCACCCGCTGGCCCGGTTCCGAACCTTTGTTGATTTCGCTGACGCCGCCTACACCGACAAGGAGCTCTCCCGGTACATCTCCCGCGCGTGGGTGGATCAGATCACCACCGACAACGCCTCACTGGTCCGGCCCGCCTGGCTGAGCGAGATCTACGGCATTGTCGATTTTGGGCGCCCGCTGATCGACGCGATCGGCACCGCCACCCTGCCCGACTCCGGGATGAGTGTCGAGTGGCCGGTGTACGCCGGGGATCTGTCGCTGCTGGTGCTCGAGCAGACCACCCAAAAGACCGACATCGCGTCAGTCAAGGTCAGCTTCACGAACATGAACGCGCCGATCAAAACCTACGCGGGCGGATCGGACATCTCCTATCAGCTGATCCGCCGCTCCAGCCCCGCGTACCGTGACGCGTATCTGCGGGTGATGGCCGCCGCCTACGCGCTGAGAACCGACTACGCCGCGTCCGCGGCGCTCGAGGCGCTCGTGGTCGGCGGAGCGACCCAGTGGGTCGCCTACGACCCGGCCACCGCCGACCCCGGCGGCGAGCTGCTCCGCTCGGCGGTGTTCTCCGCGTCGGTGCTCGTCGAAAACGCGACCGGCGCCCCGGCAACCGTGCTGCTCGCCGCGACCGACGTGTTCATCAAGCTCGGCGGCAAGGTCCAGCCGAACACCAACCCGGTGCAGAACGTGGGCGGCACCGGCACGGCCGCCGGCCTGGATCTGAACATCTCCGGCCTGCGGGTGGTCCACGCCCGCTACCTGCCCACCGGCCGGCTGATCGAAACCAACGGCATGGCCGCCCAATGGCGTGAAGACGGCCCGATGGTCATCTCCGCGCCGGACGTGCAGCGGCTCGGTGAGGACACCGCCATCTGGGGCATGGGTGTCACCACCGCCACCGTGCCGATGGGCCTTGTTGCCCTGGCCGCCACCGACCCGAGCCCGTGACCCATGCGCGCGGCCGGCGAGTACGTGACCGGGGCGACCATCGTCGCCGCGCTCAAACTCAAAACGTCGGAGGACATCACCCGCGCTGACGCCACCGCCGCGTCAGCCAACCTCGTCGTTGAGCATGTGGTCGGCAACCGCGGCGTGGCTGAGCATCTGCTCGGTGACCCTGAGTGTGTGGCCGAGCCCGCTTTGACGATCGCCCTGGATCTGTGGCGGCGCCCGTCCACCCCGGGCGGCTATTTCCAGGTCTCCGACTACGTTGGCCGGCTCGCCCAAGATCCCGCCGCCCCGGTGCTGGCCCAGCTGGCCATGTTCCGCGAGTCCTGGCCCGTCGCGTGAACCTGGCCGACCTGTACCCGCTGCTGGCTGACCATCTGGCCGCCGCGTTCGCCACGTCCGCGGCGGCCGCCTACCCGTCTCCGCCGGACAAGGCCGCCGCGCCCGCGGCGTGGGTCGAGATCCCCAACGGCTCGAGCTCATCCGGTCAACGCAACGTGCTCACCGCCACCGCCCGCACGGTGGTGGTGCTCGGCCAGACCGACGCCGGCCCAACCCTTGACGCCCAGCTCGACGCGGTCGACCGGCTCGTGGACGCGTGGCGCACACCGCCCGCCGGTGTGGGGCTGGCCGGCGGGTGGGCGTGGGCGCTCGAAGAGCGCGAGCTCGGCGGAGTGTCCTACAACGCCGTGTCGTTCGATGTGCCGGTGAACTACCCGGCCAACTGCTGAAGGAGAAACCCAATGCTGACCACGATCCCGATCATGAACCCGGTGTTCAAGGTCGCTGACACCGAGGCCGGGCTGACCACCGGCACCGCGTACGAGTGCCAGCTCACCAGCGCCCAGCTGGTCGGCACACCGGCCAGCAACACCGTGCCGGCCACCGGGTGCGCCGCCGCGTCCACCATCCCGTCAGCCTCGAGCTGGGCGCTGGTGCTCAACTGGCTGCAAGACTGGACCGCCGCCGATGGCGGCCTGTCGATGTACGCCTACGAACATGAGACCGAGCTCGTCTGGTTCTCACTGTCACTGGACGGCACACCGGGCACCGCGATCGCCACCGGCCAGGCCTACGTCGCCGCCGGCCAGTTCGGCGGTGTGTTCGGCGGCCCGCCCGCCCCGGCCAACGCCACCTGGCCCTGCCCGGTCAAGCCGACGATCACCGTCCCTGCCGGCCCGTAGCTGTGGGCGCGGCCGCGATCAAGCTGCGGCGCACCGCCGGCGATCTGCGCGAGATCCCGCGCTCGGCGGCGATCGCCGCCGCCAAAGCGGTCAAGGCGATCGCCAAAGAAGAGGCCGCCCGCGTCAGTGGCGGTGACGGCAAGCTCAACGCCGGCACCCGCCGCGGTGTCCCGTTGAAGGCGCGTGACGAGATCACCGTCAAAGGCCGAACCACCTTTGTCCGTGTCTACGGTGTCGGTGGCGGCTGGGTGTGGGTGAACACCGGCACCCGCCCGCATGAGATCCGCCGCCGCAAAAAGGGCCCGATGCGGAAAATGACGGTGCACCATCCCGGCACGAGAGGCGCGGGCGCGTG